TTCTCAAGGAGCTTTATCCAACTCAAAGAATACTAGAAGAAGTGCCTCTGCCTGGAACCAAACAATACGCAGACTTTTACCTCCCTCACAGGAAAGCAGTTGTTGAAGTCCACGGAAGACAGCACTATGAGTTTGTCGCACACTTTCACGAAGACAGGTGGGGTTTTGCAAGGTCAAAGCAAAACGACTCCAATAAAGAAAGGTGGTGTGATATGAATAACATTAAACATATAATTTTACCATATAATAAGGTTAATGATTGGGATGACATCATATCAGAGTCTTGATGAGAGATGGGAAGAAGTAGAGAAAGCTCTAAAGCAGTTTGAAGTTGCTGTAGGGCTTGGCTCTTTAGGTCCAACCGAAGTTAATAGATGGATAAATATAAAACCACTGTTACTGAATAAACTTTCGGAACAGGAATGCGCAGAAGGAGCGTATCTGCTTGTACAGGAGGCTACCTTTGTTCAATCTCAAATTAATGTTTTACAATCAAAGATAGATTGGTGCAATAGAAAGATAAACTCAATCATAGCCCCAATAATTAAAAATCAAATCACACGATACATGGAAAACGAATTAAAAAGAGCTTATGCAGTTAAGCAGGATGATGTTGCTGAGAGGCTACAGCAAATAGCTGATGAAGCGTCTAGCTATCACTCACGACTGATTTACCTACCCAACTCTTTGAGGGCACAAGCTGACAAGCTAACCAAATATCAAGAAATAAAGAGAGGTCAAAATTATGCCTGATTTTTCAGAGATACTAAAGATAGCTGTAGAGCAGCAAGACTGGCAGTTAATATGCGGTCTTTATACAAATATAACAGGAGAGCCGCTTTCAGTTCCGACTGCCGAGGATATAAAAAAAGAAGAAGAGGATATTCTTGCGAAAGAATATTCTGTAGAAGAGCTCAAACATCAGAATCAACTACCCCCACAAGAACAAGAGGAAGAATTATTAGATAAAGATGTTGACAAGACTATAGAAGACAGGTATAATGAGTTTAAAGCGCCACCAAGAAATGTAGAAAGCACTAATTTCTCTGGAAGACAAATGCGTTCCGAGCCAGTTGGAAAGAAAAAGCTTACAAACGTAGTTGGCGTTAGTGAAGAGGGGTTTGTCGATGATTTGACAGAATCTTTGACCGACCCAGAGACGGGAGAAAAACTTGTTGGAAACAATAAAAACGCAAAGATAACCCCAAGAAACAGAAGAAAACAGTTGGGGTTGAACGATACATCGCTAATTGATGCAACTTGCTCATCCTGCAATAAAACGATTAAAGTTTCATCATCAATAGCTTTTGGATATTCGGAGTCACAAGCCGACAATACATGGCAATGTAATGACTGTAGCGTAAGAAAGGGTCGCCGTGGGAGAGGTTGATAGTTCTAATAGAAATGTAGCTGCGGAAAGAGCCGTTCTTGCTGGTCTTTATACTTACGGGTCAGATGCGTACCTAGACGTAGCTCCAATGCTCACACCCCTCTCTTTTACAGACAGGTCAAATCAGGCTATATATAAATGCTTCTCTCATCTTTTTGAAGAAAAAGAGATTAAGCAGCTTGATGAGTCTTCTGTTTTTTCTGCTGCTAAAGACCTTGGATATTCCTGGCTTGTAGAAAAGAAAGACGAGATAAATCATTTAAACAGTATTTTCAATACACACATACTTCTTGAAAACGTTAGGTCTTTTAGCGCAAAAATTAGCAGGTTAGAAGTAGCCAGAATGCTTCGCCAGCAAATGAGGGAGGCCGATGCATCGCTCAACGACATTGGTGGAGATGAGCCGATAGAGCATATATTAGGTGTGGCTGAAAAATGTATCTTCGATTTTACAAGCAAGCTCACAAATGCCAGTGGAACTGACCCTCAAAGACTTAGCGATGGTATGCGAGAGCATATTATGGATAGGCTTGACAATCCAACAGAAGTAATCGGTCTTCCAACTCCTTGGCCCTCATACAACGAAGCAATCGGAGGTGGATGTAGACGAAAGGCTGTAAGCATGATAGGCGCTCGAAGCGGGGTTGGAAAAAGTATGCTTTCAGATAATCTGGCAAAACACTTGGCAGAATTAGATATTCCCGTACTGTACCTAGACACAGAAATGTCAGACGAAGACCACTGGTACAGACTAGGAGCAAACTACTCTGATGTAACAATCAATGACCTTGAAAGCGGAAGGTGTGGGGAAAACTTCTCTGAAAGAAAAAGGGTCGAAGAGGCTTTAGATAAAATCGAGACCCTTCCTATTGATTACATAAATATTTCAGGTATACCGTTTGAAGAAAGTCTAGCCATAATTAGAAGGTGGATTCACAAAAATGTTGGCTTTGAGGATGACGGACGAACTAAGGACTGTATGATTATATACGATTATGTTAAACTTATGAACGGAGAGGATTTAAAGATTGGCGTTCAGGAGTATCAAGTTCTTGGCTTTATGATGACATCTCTTCATAATCTAGCGGTAAGAAATGACGTTCCCATATTTACAATGATTCAGCTTAATCGTGATGGAATTGATAAGGAAACAGCAGATGTTGTCGCTGGCTCAGACAGAGTGATGTGGCTAACAACAAACTTTTCCATATTTAAGCCTAAGAGCGACGAAGAGTTGCAAATGTCTGGCTCGGAGGAAGGGACTCACAAATTGGTCGTAATTAAACATAGACATGGCCCTGGAATGTCTAGAGGTGATTACATCAACATGAAAATGGAGGGCGCGAAGGCAAGAATCACAGAGGGTAAAACCAAACTCAAAATACAAAGAGAAAATGAGCAAGGAATAAACCCTCAACCTGAAAATGTTTCTGATGAAGTAGACGATATTCCTTTTGGCGAGGACCATGCAAAAAACTGAAGAATTATATTTTGATTATGAGCTAATAGAGGAGGTTAAGGATTTAGCCTGTGCTAATATTGAAGACATGCTAACTGCTCTTGGCGTAGACTTTCGACAAAACGGAAAGATGTTTTGCGGTCCTTGCCCTGTTCATGGCGGCGATAATTTAAGTGCTTGGAATATTTACCCTGAAGGAGAGCAGGTAAGAGGATACTGGGTATGCAGAACACACCATTGCGAAAAGAAAAAAGACGGTAACGATAAATTAATTTATGGGTCTACCATTATTGGCTTTGTTAGAGGGGTTCTTTCTCACCAAAAAGGAAGCTATGTCAGTTATCAGGAGTCTGTAGATTTTATCGTTGAATTTTTGGGATATAAATCTTTGTCCGAAATAAGCAAGCCTGACTCTGCAACTATAGAAAGAAGAAAATATATATCCTCTATGAAAAAACTGAGCTTGTCTCCAAAGCAAAAAACTAGCGGGTGGAGCAGAGAGAAGCTAAGACAGACACTACAAATTCCATGTGAATACTATATTAATAGAGGTTATTCGAGAGAGGTGCTTGACAAGTATGATGTTGGTTTATATAATAAACGTAATAGGGTCGTTGTTCCAGTATATGACGACTCTTATAAGTATGTGGCTGGATTTTTAGGTAGGTCCGTATGGGGGCAATGCGACAAATGTAAAAAATGGCATGACCCAAATCATAAATGTCCAAATAATACATATGAAATAAAGGAGTGCGAAAAGTGGCTGAACGGAAGTTTTGAGTCCACAAACTATCTATACAACTACTGGTTTGCCTCAGAGCATATAAGAAAAACAGGGGTGGCAATACTAGTAGAAGGAGCTGGAGACGTTTGGCGTCTAGAAGAAAATGGAATAAATGTTAGCTTGGGTCTATTCGGAACAGACCTAACAGACGCTCAAAGAGTTTTGCTTGATAGGTCAGGGGCTTTGTCTATTGTAATAATGCTAGACTCAGACAAGGCTGGTATTGAGGGCTCAAAGAAATTAAAGCAACAGCTTGGGAGACAATATAGAATGTATTTTCCTAAAATCAAGGAAGATGCTGGAGAATTAGGCAGAGATGAAATAACAGAGGATATAAAACCAATAATAGAGAAAGCCATGCAATGACTAAAATAATTGCTATATCGGGGAAAAAGCAATCCGGAAAAACCACGGCTGGTAATTTTCTTTTCGGATGCGCAATGATTTCAAACGATGTTGTTGAATATGCAAACATAGATAAGGATGGGAATCTTATTGTCCCTTATGAAAACCAAGACGGTGATTTAAAACCATGCGTATTTCCAACAGACAGTATGCACCCAACTATGATTGCGTACATGAGAGATAACGTCTGGTCTTCTGTAAAAATGTACAGCTTTGCAGACAGCCTAAAGAGAATATGTATTGATGTGCTAGGTCTAACTGAAAGACAATGCTATGGAACAGATAGCGAAAAGAATACCCTAACCAGCTTTAACTGGTCTGATATGGTTACAAAAACCCCTCGATGCAGTGGCCCAATGAGTGCGAGAGAGGTCATGCAATACGTTGGAACCGATTTTTTTAGAAAAATATACCCTAACGTCTGGGTTGATTCGACAATAAGAAAAATACAATCAGAAAATTCAAAACTTGCAGTTGTTGTTGATTGCAGATTTCCTAACGAGGTAGACGGAATAAAAGATGTTGGTGGAAAAGTAATTCGATTAACAAGAGATATATTCAAAGGAGAGGACACACATGCAAGCGAAACAGCCCTTGATGATTACGAAGGTTTTGACGCAATAATTGATAATAAAAGCATGGATATAGGAGAACAGAATGAGGCTATTTACAATCAACTGGTTGATTGGGGTTTTGTAGATTTCAAGGCGGTGGCAGGAATACATAAAACAACCTCATAATTATGATTATAACATACTTTAGAAGTAGCTCTTTTAATGCTTACGGAATGTGCCCTCAGCAATATTTTTTATCTTATGTGCTAGGCATCCCCTCGCCAGGAGGAAAGAAAGCAGAGAAGGGAACTATAGTACATAAGGTTCTAGAGTGCTTGGCTCATGGTAAAAAGGCTGAACAAGATGGCTCCCCTACATTCAACGATGATGTTCTTGGCGAGCAGCCCACCAATAGAATTTACGAGGATGATTTTGTAAATGAGTTAAGCAGACTATCTTTTGATTATTATACACAGAAATCTATACATGACTTTATACCAAGGGACTATAAGGATTGTGAAAAATGGGCATGGAAAGCTATTGAATACTCTAACGGCGCGTATGACCCAAGGAAAAGAAAAATTGTTGACGCTGAACCGCACTTTGACATTACTATTGATGAGCCTTGGGCAGAATATGATTATACTATGTCAGATGGTTCCAGGATTCATGGAAACCTTTCTATAAAGGGAACGGTTGACCTTATAACCGACGCTGGCAAAGGGGTGTATGAGGCCACTGACTGGAAGACAGGCATGAGAAAAGATTGGGCAACAGGAGAAATCAAAGACTTCTGGAAGCTATGCGGAGACCCACAACTAAGAATCTATCACTACGCTCTTACACATCTGTACCCAGAAGCAAAACAAATAGTGCCTAGC